AAACTTAGCAAATGGTGCAAGCGTTGGGTTGGACGCAACTTGCATGAACTGCATAAGTCTTTGGCTACGTACTTCGTTAGCCATTAGTGATTCCGTTCCACGTGCTTTGATTTCTAAGTCACCCTTTATCTCAGGATCAAAATCAAACTGCATATTAAAACGGAACATGCCCTCACCTAGTGGGCGTAGTAGATAGTCATCTACATTCTTAATAACATTCTTAATGTTTTGGCTTGCTGCACCCATAAGCATACTGATACCACTAGCGGTACGTCCTATGCCCTGTACACCTGTCTGTCCATGTGCAAAGGATGGAAAACCTGTAGACTCATCTGCAAGCACTCGTGCCTTATCAAATAGCTGTAAGTTCTCTCCTGCAACATTTGGAAACTTTGTTCCAAAGATAGCTTGCCCCGGAGCACCACCCTGTCTTCTGAATACTTTACCGGGGTATACTGATAAGTCTTGGCCCGGAACTAAGTTAGTTTCATCTACCTCTATTAAAAGATTACCAGATAATACAGCATTGTCAACAGCCATTCTCATAAAGCCATTCATTAATGTTTGGGTATCATCCATGTTTTCAGCAATACCAATACCAAAAAAAGAGTATGGGTTTAGTTCATAGGGCGCAGCCATGTATGGTATCTTAGCAGGTTTGAATGGGTTCATAACCATTCTAATTAGTTTACCGTTACAAATCCATACGTTTGCTTGTAGCTCATCTACATCTTTTAATTCATCTGGTATGTCTACGCCTTGCTCTATAAGCATGTCTACATCTACCATACCCCAGTACTCAAGAACCTCAAATCTTTCTACACCATGCTCTGGTGCATAATCAGATAAGTCATCTTCCCAGTATTCTTTGTCGTAGTTCTCGCCTAGTGATATTGCTTCATCAATAACTTGAGCACGAAAGTATGGACGTTTCTTTAACCCACGCATTTGTGAACGTGACATCTTGTGTCGTTCAATTACATACTGTGCTTCATCCATATTATTTGCATCTGGATCAGGGTAGAAGTTCCACACAGATACATGTGATACTTGTGGCACTGTTTTAAAGGTAGGTGAATACTCACCTGTTTCATCATCCCAACTTGCATACTCTTTGTCTACAGCGAATGGACCTTTCATTACACCAGTACCAAAGAGTGACATTTCAAATGCTGTGTTACGTAAATGCTTAGAAGCAGATGACTCATCTAATTGGTCATATATTTTCTTCTGCATTTTCTTAGCTGCAATCATTGCAGGGCTAAACGTTACAGATGTAGGTGTTGTACCTGCACCTTCTTTAACACCTTTAATTGATTCTAGTTTTTTATCTAACTCTGGGTTAAGTAACTCTTGTAATGTTTTTGATGTAGCCCCTGCAGGAAACTCTTTACCATCACCATTAAATCCATATGGGGATACTGGATCAGACTTCTTATCTTCACGTAGTGGATCAGGTAGTGCAGGATCAAATGATACATCTTCTACGATACCCTCTGGTAATTGTGTAGGATCAATACTAATTGGAAATGCATTCTTTGCAAATAGTACATCTGCAATCTGCCCATAGGCCGCAAGTGTTTTTGTTTTAGTTACCTTAATAAAGACACGAGACTTCTCAGCCTCTGTAAACTGAACCTCTGGCCCATAAATACCACGATAGTTTCTGTATGCTCTTAACCAACGTGTTTCATCTTGTCTACGATAGTCTTCTGCACGATTGTACTTCTCCATAATAAATGGAATAATCTTTGACGTTTCAGCATCCACAACATCTGTATCATCTGTGTCCTCTAAAACAACTGCGTCATCTTCAATAAAGACTTCGTTATCTTCTGCCATTTACTTTTCCTTAATATCCAAACGTGCTATCTGCAACTCTCATACCCATTGATGGTGTACCATGTGGATCGTAATCAAATACACTAAACCTTGGTCTTGACATTATACCGTATCTTAGAGCATCATACAAGTGGTCTTCTGAATGTGTATCTACATCTTCTGGATTCTTTTTATCCAAGGGTATTGCAGGTAATTGTGCCACAGTATTTACACAGTTTTCAAAGAATATCATTCTTGGTTCTTCTGTAAACTCATCTACCTGTAAACGTCTGTGTACTTCGTTCTTACCTGCTACACGTGAACCCTTTGATCTATCTGAAGGTCGCCAACGACAACCTCTCATTATCATCTGTTCAGCCAACGAAGGACCAGTATCACCACGCTTATGCCACAAAGAACTATCAAGCACTCCATACTTTATGTTTCCATCTTCTGCTTCTAGTTCAAGAACTCTATCAGCTAAATCTGTAGCTAGTACCTTGCTTACATATAATTCTCTGTATACTACTATTTGTTCACTTGGTGCGACAGCAAACCAAAGTACGGCACTAAAAGACCCATAGCCATAATCGCAAGCTCTAAACTTGACCCAGTTACTGGGGATGCGAAAAGGTTCAACGACATGTATATTCCTATCAAATTCTGTGAAGGCTGCACCTTCTTTAATATCCCAATCCCCATCTAGTAACTGCCTACGTTGTTGTTCTGGTAGTGACAGTAGCATGGCTTCATAGTCACCTTGCTGTGATAAATATGGATTGTCTTTTAATCTAGCAGGTATAAACTTACGTTTGAATAAATACTTACCTGCTTTCTCATGTCCTGCAGGATACCTTAAAGTTTCTCCTGTGTCAATGTCTGTTGCTTCAAAAGGTTTGTTTGGAGCAGCAGGATCAATAAACATTTTCTTAACCCAGTGATGGCCTCTACCTCCGGGGTTAGTAGTAGCCCTCATATATACTGGAAGATCGGGTGCAGTGGACCGTAGACGAGAGCGCATGTAGTTCCATGCAAATGGTGTGGGCCATTGTGTCAACTCGTCAAAGCCTATCCAACTAAACGCTAGACCCTGATAACGCAAGACATCATCTTCTTTATCCAGATATGACATCCACAATCTTGCGCCAGAGGGCGCAGTCCACTGCATCTTACGTTCAGACCACTTAATACCTTTCCAAATCTTAGGATACATTTCCTGTGATTTAAAGATAAGTTCCCTTAGTTCTTCTGTTGTATGCCGTAGTAGCAAACCAGAAAAGGATGGATGGCCCATGTAACGTAGAGGGTCAGCTAACATGGCGTAGCTTTTGCCACCACCTGCGCTGCCACCATATAACACTTCTCTTTCACCTGCAGCTAGGAAGGTTGTTTGTGGACCTTCATTGGGTTTAAAGATAACGTTGTGTTGTTCTTCAATAGATGGTGTATCTATTACTGGATTTGGTTTAGGCTGCGCTTGTGTCTTCTTTACTGGCTTCTGCTTTAGCTCCAAGTCTTTTGTTGTCGATCTCTTCCGCTTTGGCGATTGCCTTTTTCGCATAGTCTGCCCATCTGCGTAGGCTTCCAGATTTGTTTTTTCTTCTTCGCTCATTGTCTAACCGTTTCCTCAAACCTACATGTGAAATACTTCTGCCAGTATTCCTTGTGAGCCAGTTAGCTACTTCACGATAGGAGTATTGTTTTAAATACTTCTGTGCTTTCATTAGCATATCTAGCTGATGTTCATTCGGTAATAGTACGTCTGGATCATCGGGGTCTACATCATACCCAAAAGGTATGGTGCGTGATATACGTGGAATAGGTATCCACTCGTTGTCTTCTTTTATGTCAGTTGGTTGGGGTAACTTCCATTGCTTTAATGGTTTAGTCATCATCTTCCATTTGTTTTGGGGGCATAAGCATCACACCGCCTCTGGCTTCAACTTGTACCTTCTCAGTCTTTACAAGACCAGTACGATCAAGTAACTCTTTAGCTGCTTGCATCTTATCACGTATGCCTAACTCAGTAGGATCATACAATGCACCAACCATAGCCATTGCAGCTTTGGGAGCATTGCGTGATAGAAACGTTTGAGTAGCATCTATGATTTCTTCTTTTAAACTATTTACAACACTGCTTGTAGAAGTAGTATCTGAATACCCTGCAAGTTTCTTTGCTGTGAGTATGTCACCACCTGCCTCTTCAAATAGTACACTGAGGAACTGTTGTTGTTGTTCTGTTAATTGTCTAGCCATTATACCATCAATTCAAAATGCGGCCCATCAATAAATGGACGTCTTCCTTCTGATCTACGTAGGTCTACATATTCATTCATGGCTTCTTCCATTGTACCACCATAATCTACTATATTGCCTACTGACCAAGCTGCGCCCCACTTAACAGCACAGCCAACTTCTTTTGCTGCAGCTTTCATAGCATCAGCAATATTATCGTATACATTTAATTCCCATACTACATCTGATCCATCATATGCAACTAAATCTACTGCATGAGAGTATCCTGAGTCTTGTAATAAATGTTTACTGTTCATAGTCTGTGATCTGCCAGACTTAAACAAACGCTCTTGCTCTTCCAAACTTCTTACACCAAACGTGACTCCGAAATCTACCGATGTCACTTCTATAGCTTTTTTCACTGTCTCCACCATATCGGGGTGAACACCCTCTAGTTTACCTAGTGATCTGTTTGATAATTTAAATGCCATTACTTATTCTTTCTATTGTCTACTGTAGATAAAGTCATACCACCCTTACGATAATCCTGTGGTATAAACTTTCTATTTGTTTTATCTTTTGATTTTAATAGTTTTATTTGTTTTTTCTGGTATTTTTCATAGTCATCTAAAGTTAATGCAGAACCAGAATAACCTGTCTTTGATTTTTCTTTCCTGCGTTTACTTCCCGAAGCAGCAGACATACTATAAATCATTTTCTGTGCTTGTGTTACGGTTTTACCATATTTCTTTTTAAATTCTGCATGGGTCATACTACCATCAACAATTTTGTCTATGTCTTTATTAAATCGTATAACTAACTTTTTTATATTAGCATCGCTACCTGCTTGTTGAGAACCTGCTGCAGTTGTGTATGATTTAAGTGTTTTTTTCTTTTTATCTGCCATATCTATTCCTACTTCTTAAAAAACTTTGTTGCTGCTCTTACACCAAAAGATGCAGATACGATTACACCTAAGGTGTATTGGTAGTAGCTAGGCATAACTTCCAAAGCAAGGAAACCATCTGCTACTATCTGTCTACCCCAATCCCCACAAAATGCAAGGATTAATGGAATTGAAAACAAAATTGTGAGCCATTCGTCTTTCCACGAGTTTGCAGATGCATTAGCCATAATGCGATCCCACTCAGCTTCTGACGTAGCGGCTGAAACCATGATGGCTGCTTCCGCTTCTGCTTTAGCTACCTTCACTTTATTTTGTGCAGCTTTCTGTTCTACCTTACCATTCAGCCAAGTACCTGCCAGACTAGCTATAGGTCCAAGTAAACCCTGTATCATTTCTTTGCTCCCATTGCTGAAAACCCAAAGTATGCACCAACTAGTGCAGACA